AGATTGTGTGATATAAAGTTCTATATTATTTTTAGGAGATATAATTCTTTCAAGATAATTTTTACAACATTGATCTAAAAAATTTTTTATATTTTTAAACTGGTTTCTATTTAATATATAATTATCTTTAGTATTAATATTTCCCTCATTTTTACTACAATGTTTTTTTTGTTCTTTTACAAAATTTAATTCTTGTTTAGTAAATTGTCTATCTATATTTGTCATATAAATAGGAGTTGGAAATAAATTTTGTATTATAGGTTCTCTCACACCACTCATTTAATATTTTTTAAATTAAATCCCAATTTTGATTTGTTTCATTCCAATTATATCTTTGACCATCTGTAGGATGAGCAAATGGTGCTTCCCAAAGACAAGTTGTTTCATTTAATACCCAAGATGGATAAGGTTTTGGTGGAATAAAAGCATCTCTATCTTCATCATAAGTGTAACCAATACTAGCATGATTTTTTCTAAAATTTCCGTTGTAAGATGTTTGTTTCCAAATTGACCAACCTGTTAATTTAGTTAAAAAATCAATCCCATTAACTTCTTGTTCTATACCATTACTATCATGTAATACTTCGTTTGCTACTGATATAACTTCAATTACTTTATTATTTAAACCTATTTTTGCGAAACTAGACATTATGCTGTATAACTCCCTGTACCTGTAAATGTTAAAACTGTTTTTCCACTAACTCCTGTAGCAACTGTTGGAGAACCTGTTGTTGTTCCTGTATAACTAGCATCAGGCATACTTAATATCACAACTCCTTTTCCTCCTGAACCTCCTGTATTACCTGATTCAGAGCCTCCACCTCCTCCACCTGTATTAATAGTTCCTGAAGTTCCAGCACCAGAAGAACCAGCACCACCTCCACCAGAGCCTCCAGCACCACCTGTTCCACTAAATGCAGAACCTCCTCCTCCACCAGCCCTTGTTACTGAAGAACCAGTTATTGATGAAGCTGTACCATTTCCTCCAGCACCTCCTGTAGAACCAGAACCAGAACCTCCCGTAGCACCAGCACCTCCACCACCACCAGCAGGTCTTGATGGCGAATCTGCACTTCCATTTCCACCATTATTACCTTGTGATGGGCTTACTGATGGAACATTACCTGAACCACCAGTACCACCAGCATTAACTGGGGTACCTTGAAATGAACCACCACTACCTGAACCACCATCTAATCCATTTCTAGTAGCATGATTGACACCACCAGCACCTCCAGCAGAAGTTATTGTTGTAAGTCCTGAACCCGAAATTGATGAATTTGAACCACTACCACCATTACCACTTGTGCCACCAGCACCTCCATCTCCAACAGTAACAGTTATAGTCGTTCCACTACTTACTGTTTGAGTTGATGTTCTATATCCACCAGCACCACCTCCTGAACCATGATAATTACCATAACCACCTCCTCCACCACCAGCAATAACTAAAAAATCTATTGAATATGGTGGTGGTGTACCTTCATTAGTAACATCATCATCTGAAGTTGGAATCCAACCTTTTGTTGCACCAGAATAAATTATTCTTACTGATTGACCATCAACATCATAAATTGGATTTGCACTACCACCTTGAAAGGTTAAACCATTTTGATCTACTGTAACATTATTTGTATTCCATGTTCTTGCATAATCAACTATTTCTACAGTATCTCCAACACTAGCTGATGCTGGAAGTGTCATTGTTACTGCACCACTTGTTGTATTAATCCAATATCCCTCTCCAGCTACTGCTGTAAAGTTTGCAGTTTTAATAGATGATTGCCAAGTAGTACCACCAGAAATATCAGCAAAAGATAAATTTCCTGAACCATCTGTTGTTAAAACTTGATCTGCTGTACCATCTGCTGTTGGATAATTTAATCCACTAATAACTACTTTACCTGTTCCATCAGGTGTAAATGTAATATCTCCATTTGATGTTGAAACTAAAGAATTACCATTGACATCTAAGTCGCCACCTAATTGTGGAGTTGTATCATTTACAATATCAAATATTACTGTGCTATCAATCCAATTAACTGTATTAGCTGAATAATCTAAAGTTGCTAAAGATATATCATCAGCACCATCATAAAATTTTAAAGTAGGTGTTGTTGCTGAAGTAGTATCTAACCAAATCGTTCCAGCAACTGCTGAACTTGGTCTTGATGTTCCTGAATTAGATGTATTGATAGCCTCTAAAGTAGAGTTTAAATCACTACGAAAAGAGGGAAAAGATTGGTTTTGAATTAAATAATCGCCTTGTGCCATATCGTTCTTATACTCCTTTTAAAAGCCTTTTGCAATATAATCAAAGGTACGACTTATCGCTGTACCACCTGAATTTTTAAATGTTAAGTCGAAGCCATTTACTGTCTTGTTTTCTACTAAAAAGAAATCTCCAGTAGCAAGGTCTTCGCCTGTAATTCCAACAGCATAATTAACAGATTTAAATGGATTTGTAAATGTTACAGTATATGTTCCAGCACCAGAAGTTATATCATTTCCACTAAATATTCTATCAGGCATATCTATTGTTACAGATACTTGGCTAACAACAGGTGTAGATGCTAAATCTCTTGATGTTAAAAATACTCTAAATTTAAAATATCTCGCAGTATAGTTTCCTATTACAAAATTTTGGAAAGCTGTATAAGTTACATTATCATCTGAAGTTGCTATTTCTAAATGAGCATCACAGTTTGCTGGTGTATCTCCATCAAAGTTTGAACTAGCAGAATCAAATAATCCACTTCTATTATCAAATAAGTCATCAGGGTTATCTGATGTTTGAGTTAATGATGCTGTAATTCTAGCAGTATGTTTAGCACCAATATCAATAACATTTGCAAATTCATAATTACCTGTTGCAAAGAAGTCAGCATTACTAACACCAGAATCAAAAAATCTAGTTGTCTCATCATCAAAATTTCCTGAAGCTGAATCAAACAATTCTGAAGAATCTAATCTAATTGAATCATCTGCTATAACTGTATTTGTTAATGTACCTAAAAAGTCAGGGTGTTCAGATTGAGTTGCTACTGCATTATGATTTACAGTATCAGTTACATTTGAAATAATTGCAGTTGCGTTAGAACTAAAATTACCTAGTTTATCAACAGCTTTTATAAGATAAGTTCCAGCCCTAGCTGGTACTGAAATTGATGTTGCTGGTCTTGATACTTTAGAAACTAAATTAACTGAGTTTTGCCAATCTGCTGTTCCATCTGTTTCTTCACTAAATCTTAATTGATAGTATGCTAAATCTAAATCAGGTATTTGCGACCATGATAAATGAGCCTCTTGTCCAACAATATTACATGAAAAGTCTTCTACATCACTTGGTGGTAAAATAGCACCTACGATTGTTCTTTGTGCTGTTACATAACTTGATGATACACCTAAAGTATTTACAGCTTTAACTCTTACATCATAAGTATCTTGGTCAATTACATTTAAAACTCTATGTTTTAATCCACTACCTTGTGCATAAATAATATAATCTGAATCTGTACTTTTTTTGTATTCAACTTGGTAATAATCAACAAAGCTATCAGTAGATGCACCAATATTAATATTTAAAGCAACAATAACTGTACCATCATTATATTCAATTAATTCATCATCTAAAGTAACACTTGCTGGTGGCTGAATTGTAAATGGATTAGGAAGATTAGTTGATGGAATTGTTGCTTGTTGTGTTTTTGAAGCCCAACTAAAATGAGTATTTTGGTGTTCGATTAAATCTAAACCTAATGTAAAATCAGAATTAAATTTAATTGATAGTATTCTAAAAGGTTTAGCAGAATAACCTAGTGAACTGTGAGTAATATTAACTATATCTCCTATTGATAAATCATAAGCACTAAATGAAACATTAATAGATAATCTTGTTGCTTCTCTAGTTCTTCTTAAAATAACTTCTGCCATTTCTTCAGCTTGATATGGAGATGTAATTACTTTACCAAAATCAAATCTACCCTCTAATAAAAACCCACCATCACTAGCTTTCATTGTTGCGTGTTGATCTGGACTAGGAAGTCCTGAATCATTTATTGGTGGAAACTGCACTTCATCTACTTGCCAGTTTCTTTCAGGATTAACATAAGAACAAATAACTCTATTATATTTTTCATTCTTTGCTGGGCTATTTACTGAATAACCACCAATAATATCATCTTCAGTTAATGTAATACTTGCTGTGCCTGTTGTTTCTATAATTAAACTATATTGTCCTTGTGTGTAAGGTAAATAACC